TCCTAAGTTTGCCAAGAACAAACTTTTACCGCCACCTGATCCTGCACAAAATATGTTCAGTTCACCTCTGTTGAATCCGCCATACAATTTTCGATCAATGCTAGGCCAGCCTGTACTAATTTGTCCATTACCGTCTTTGAGTTTAGTAAGACGTGCTCTAGGATCTTCAAAGTAATCTGTACCCATATCCTTGTTTAGTGATATCTGTATAGCATCTTTAATCAGTTTCTCCACTGGTCCATAGTCGCCTGCTTCCAGTAGATCGGCACTTTCAATAATAGCACGTTCAAGTCCTTTATGTCTACTGAAGTTCTCAAACTCATCCATAAGCCAATCGTAGTTTTCTTTGGGTAATTGTATAGATTGCAGATCTGATCTACAAGCTGCATTAACAATAGCCACCTCGGGCATGACTTTATAGTCGTCGACATATTTGGTAACAAACGATGCAATGTCCTGAAATCTTTGATCAAAGTTCAGTGGATCAAAAATATTCTGACAACGTGCAAAAGTTTCAGCATCTGATAAGAACATCTCCAAGTATAGTTTCTGCATCTCAGCAGTATAGTTTGGTTTAGTAGTTTTTTCTTTTTTATTCATCTGTTAGGGCCTCTAATTTTTTTTGTAGTAATTGTATTTTTATTTTATTTGTTTCTTGATAGTGTAAGATTGTGGTTAGTGTATAAAGTCGTCCGTATACTTCTGTTGCCTTAGCTGCATCTTTAATATGATCTTCCCACGGTGGAAGGCTCACGCCCCAGCCATTATCTAGTGCTGCTTTGACTAATTTGGCTCCGGGTTTATCTTTGTCAGGTACCACAATTACCGGCTTACCTAACGCATTTATCCTTGCACACTGAGTCTCGTTAGGTTCATTGGTCATGATAGCAACCCCATCTATGGCAATGGCATCAAATTGTCCTTCAACAACTATAACACACGATCTATCATATGTCTGACGATCTAGGTTAAACACATATCCATTTTGGCTATCTGTAAGGTATTTAGGTTTACCTTCTGTTATCTTTCTACCAGTGTAGCCAACTATTTTACCATCTTGATAAAATGGAATTATTACTCGATCAACGTACCCAGGTGCAGGACTCCACATCCAATTGTACCATTCTAGATCCATACCACGACCTATAATGTATTCAACTACCTTACCTATATCTTCTCCAATATCAGGTAAATGGGCAGTATTGATCCACTCCATTACAGTCATTGTACCATCTGGTAGAGGACGTTCTTCTAGTGTAAACGTGATTGCTTTTTTAGCAACAGGTTGATTATCTTTGAACTTTAGTGTCACTAGTCCAAGTTTACTAATATCTGTATCAGCCATGCCGCACCATTTGAATAACAGTTTGGTATTACCGCTTAGTAGTTTGCCAGGACTCCATCCTGCTTTAAACCCGCAATTAAAGCAATGATAGGTAAAACCTTCAGTAGTAAACAGCACACCTCCGCGTTTTTTGGAATCAGGCCTATCGCCTCTATGTGTGCAGCACACCGCGTTGAAACTTATCCAACCGCCAGTGGTTAGTTTTCTATTAGCGGGTAGTAGAGTTTGTAGTGCTGCCTGAATCTGATTCATGCACTATTTTAGCTTCTATATAGTACCTTGTCAAGTGTTCCGTGATAATAAGGATCGGATACAGTATTAGTAGTTGCGCCAGTAGGTGGAATATGTACAATTCGAATATAGGTATATACACCATTGAAGTTGACATAGTCTATACTTGTAACTCTGTTATATACTCGAGTTTCTATAGTATAATAATTTTGATCATTAGTAGGATTATTGTCCAATGTTCCTTGTATCAATACACTACCTTTATATGCTGTCATATATATTACAGCGGTGTGTAATGTTGAATTTCCGTTAAATTCTGGGCTAGCATAGATATTGCCGCTTTTGTATTCATACAACTGAGTAGTACTATTATAAGTTGGATTAAAGCTAGTAATAATAGTACTGTCCTGTAATACTGGATAGACATCAGTAGATAAATGTAAGGTACCGTTCATACCGTAGTAGGTATTAGTATAGGCCGGAGTATATGTTCCATCATCACCGCGTACCTTCACGCTGTAGGTATAGCTAGATTTATCTAAATCCAATGTATCACTTTCGTTAAGAGTAAGTAATGCCATACCTTTAGTGCTAGTAGTTTCTGCTAGTATTTCAAGATTTTTTTCAACTATTAAACGTTGATTTATAGCATCAAACATACTAAACACAAAGATTGTGCTAGTAGAGATTGATATACGTTTTTGGTCGCTGTTTTTGAATTGAATCTTAATTTGATTCTTAATTCCTTTTTGTATTGTTAGGTCTCGTTGATACATAACCTGATTAACTCCCCTGATTGTAGCGTCCAAATCTAGTGTAACGTCCAGTTTGTTTGTGTATAAATAGATTGGTAAACTTTGCATAAAGTATTTATTTAAAATCCAATGAGTAACCAATTCCAAGAAAATTTCCCATTTATTTCGTGTTTAAAATCCAATGATCGAGAATACGTAGGTATTATTATTAATTGTGATGACTATGTTTCCAGCATGTATGATTTATCCATGATCATTAATGAAAAACAAAGAGTATCATTCTTAGAATTAGGAGAAGTTTGGTGGTGGGAAAGTAATCGTAAAATACCCATCAATATATTTCTCAAGCAAGAAATGCAATTATTCAGGTCTTATATAAAGACGTTTAGTAGTAAGGATATAGAAATCATATTTGGTCCCACAGTGAATCTTGGTGAAATAGCTGAAAAACGTATTAAACGTAAGTCAATACAACTAGTAAGATCCATGCGAAACATTGGTTAAGAGTATCCGTAACTGATTTTTTCACAGATTAAATTTAACTGCACTACAATAACGCTGGCATAGGAGATAGCATGGGCCTTCTTAAAGAAATAGGCATCTTGAGTTTTAGTCCATATTTCATTATGGATAGTTTGGAAACCTTTTTCCTTACATATTGGGATGAGATGTTTTTTACCAGGTCTAATCATAGCCAGGAACATGGCCAGTTCAACAATACTTGCGGGTTTTAATTCAGCCAACAGGTTGTGATATCCATTGATGTGAAACAATTGATCACATACTTCTTTCTCGTAGAGTAAATCCCATAGTGGTTCTGTATTGAGTAATTCAACCATGTGATTTTCGTTTCTAATACCGTTATAGGCACTGACATTTAAAAAATCAATCTTAAAATATCCACGGTCTTCGGCAGATTTGTAATCAAAACTTGCTGTATCAGTTAATGGGTTATAGGGAATTTCGTGACAATACACACCTGTATTATGTTTCTTTCCATCTTCAAGACGTGCTGGAATATGCTTGATTATGTCAAGTATTTTCTTTCTATCAGGAAAGTCAATGTCAATGTCCATTATATTTGTCTAACCTCAACTCCGGACAACACTAGGAATTTAATTCCCGAATCATCTCTATAGTTTTTATTATACCATACACGACCAATACCTGATTGATGAATAAGTTTTGCACATTCGAGACAAGGACCGTGAGTAACAAATAAGTCAGCACCGGCACCACTATTGTTAGACTTTGCCAATTTTGCAATAGAATTTGATTCGGCATGTAATACCTCTGGTTTAGTTTTAAGCATAGGTTCTCCCATGTTATATCCTACAATATTTTCACAGTTGTTATCCCAACCTGCAGGCATACCATTGTAACCATAACTGATTACGCTATCGTCTTTGACTATAACTGCACCTACCTGTAATCGTCGGGCATGGCTAAGTTGGGCAGTACGAGTAGCCCAGTCCATGTATAGGTCAATAAATTTTTGTTTCATAGTACAGGTGTGAATCTTTCTAAGAAACTTTCCACATAGCAACTATATTCTTGATCACTAGACTCTAGTCTATAATGAATCCACATATGTCCGTTTAATTCAATTGTATGTAATACAACAAATGTTTCGGTAATAGTAGCCCACCTACTTCCTTCTTTTGGTATCATATTCCCTCCATAACTTCCATCCATGTATGATCGCCCATATATTTTACCTGAGCAACATATTCATAATCTTCTGGTGCAGACGAACTCCATCCGGTTGGTCCAGTAAGTACCAGCAACATTTTTTCTTTTCTCTTATCCCACACTAACCAATAACATTTACCCATTACCAATTTAAATTGAAATTCGGCAGCATGGACCGCATCTGTTATTTCCAATCTACGTTTAATCTGTTGAGCCTGTCCTTCTAATACATGAACCAATGCCATAATACGATCATACTCTTGCTGGGCATACATCCTGGCATGATTAATCATTAGATCTTTTTGCTCAGTAACAGGTACCATATCAAACTTTGGACCACCTGATTCTGTAGCATAAGGAGTAACGTTCCTATTAAGGAAAGGAATTATTGCACCGGTAGAGGTAGAATCATAACTTGTTCTACCTTTCATTATGTTCATAGTTCGCCACTCTCTGCTAATTTTAATATTAAACTATAATGTTCGTAAGCCTTCTTCACTGCTGGATATTTGTTCTTAAGATATTGCTCACGTTCTTTTAAGTCGGTCATGTGTTCAAACATTCTATAATGACCATGCTCATGTAAGTTATTATAAACTTCTGCTTCAAAGTCTGCAATACGTTCTAACTCACTCTCTGTAATCTCCACTGTTAATAGTTTTACAGTTTCATATTCCATAGCATCCATGGCTGTTAATTCGTTATAGTTGGACGAGTTGTGAAAATATTTCACATGCATACGTGTATGTCTATGGGCACGTTTGTTATCATCAATAACTTGTATGCGATGATAGTTTACAAACTTTTGAACATTTTCTTGACTCATTTTATACCTACCTCGTCACAAATTTCTTTTACTAGTGCAACATCTGCTGGGCTTTGTTTAAATTTTTTCATCCAAAACGGTATATCAAACACAGGAGAAATCATCACCAATTGTTCGTCACTCATATTACCGATCATAGTTTTGCCGGTATCGCTATTCATTATAATCCAAAAACTAATCTTACCATTAAGTATGTCATGTACCGCTTTGTTAAGACTTACATATGAAAAGTAATGTGCATAATTTGCACCATGCGAATCTCCCCATTCCATCATAGTTTGAAGACTTCGTTGAACAGCACTTTCTACTGGTTCAACTTTTAGTATATCAAACAAGTATTTTTCATACATTTCATCTCTACACCAGTGATCCAATTTAACTCCACTTTTGATTACATAATCTACAAATTTAGTTGGATACAATGGATTAACATTATTAATAAAACTACCAAATTTTACAAAGGCGTTGTAGTAACTGCTATCAGCAAAGTCGTCATATGACTTAGATTTCTTAGCATTTTGTGTCAATTGCCAAAAACGATTAAAAGCTATAAAACCTGCCTGGACACGTTTCTCGTCTTTTTGTAGAGCACGCCTCTTACGCTCGCACATATGCGCCACTAGAGTTTTACTTTTCATAAAACTCTTACCGCAATGCACACAAGTATGCGGTTGTTCTACTAATGCTATCATTCGTATTCCTTCCGCTGTTTTTTATCAAATCCCATTTTATCAAACAATTCTTCTCGATCTTTCTTATCCATCATAGATGCCATTAATTTAATATCTGCCATCTTCATTGCTGGATACAATTCACATAATAGTCGTTCAATCTTATTGGCTTTTTCTTTTTTACCTGCTGCTAGATATGGGTGATAAGCAGTAGCACCTGTGCCTGTAGCAGCAAAGAGTTTCCATAATAGAGCTTTATGATTCTTACTAAGATCCCAATGATTTTTATTAACCATTTCGTTGGTCATTTCTACAAACCATTCTTGCGTATCTTTATCTCCTTGAACACTAGCAGTATATCGCATTAAGATATAAGGACTAAATGCTTTCTTTTCCTCAGGTGTGAGGTCATCATAGAAGTTGTAGATCTTTTGATCTACAGCATTGAGTTCGCGTTTAATATCAAGTTTTGCGGTTGCCATTTTCTTTGCTCAGGTAGTATGTTACTTTAACACGTTCTAATGCCGCTTGTAAAGCAGGATTGGTCTTGGCTGTACGATGAATATCGCCCCATAATTTACTTTCCATTATGTCATTGTGTAGTGATCTTTTCTTTTCACTCTCTGAATAAAGAACTCGAACTCGTTCAGTGGAACCGTCTTCTCTAACATATACAGTTTCACCTTTATCTGGGCTTTCAAATATTGGCATTTTATTCGTATATTAATGATGTGGCATTTTTAAGATCCACCATGGTACCATTAGTTTGCCATTCTTTTAAAATTATTTTATGAGATTCTATTTGTTCTGAAATAACTGAATCACTTTTGATTAAGTAGGTAGTAGGAATATTAATATTTTCAATAAACATTGGAAAATTATAAACTTTTCCTAAATTTAAAAAAAGTATATTTTCAATAATAGGTTCATATTTTATGTCGGCATAAATTATATCAAAGGTATATTCATTATATCCTGTACATGTTCTATCTAATATTTTCTTAACATATGATCTTTTTAGTAAAGCACTGCTACCCCACCAGCGTCCATGTCTTAAATCAAGTCTTAATGTTTTTTCATCTTTTTCAGTCCATGGAGATATCATTCTTACCAGTTGTATACATTCCCAATCGGTGGGTATACTTTGAATAAATTCGTTCCAGGTAAAATTCCAATACTTTATACTTTCAAAACTAATATCATCTTCACAAAATATAGCATATTCTTCACTAGTTGAGGTATACCAATTTCTCAAAAGATTTACGTAAGATACCATAGTACCTTGTTGTTGTTCAATATATTTTTTTTCTAACTCGGCACCTTTAATATTAATATTTTTAAAAATTTCTGAATATCTTTCGGTTTGATATACAGAAGTTTTAGTAATACCAAAATAAGTAAATTGTTCTTCCATAAATTTTCTACGTTCACTACTTTCTTTTAAAGATATGTAATTAACAGATGGAAAATTTTCAAGTTTATCCTTGTAGGATAATTCTTTATTTTCTTTTTCTATTATAAACCAATCTGTCATTTACCAGCACCTTGTATAATCTACTAATTCACTTTGACGACTAACCTCTTTGACAAAATATGCACAAGTTGGTTTAGGACTATCCTCCAATGGTGTGCATAATAGTTGCCCAGGCTTCATCTTTGGAAAATACCATTTGACATCTTGATAAACATCAATGATATCAATCTCATGAAATTCTGGTCTAAAACTACTCAATGGATTGAAGCAAAATGTTTTGAAGCCACGATCATTTAAACTGGTTAGTGGTAATACTTCCATATCAGGGCCTTCGGGATCGCCCACAATAGCACACCAATCCAATGGCATAGTGAGTTCGTGTTTACCTATTTTTAATACTGCTGCGGGTCCTGTAAAACTTTCAAGGAATATTAATGGAATAAAGAAATAATCAGGGTTACTACTATCACTATTATCTAGCACAGCAAATCTTAGATCTTCGTCTACTTCTTCTGGTAAATTGTTAAGATGAAATATCTCGTTGTTTAGTGTTAAGATCTGCATTATATATATTTTACTTTCTCAATGTTAAATGGGTATTTGGCTTCTTTATAAAACCTCTTTCTTTCTGTTAAATGTCTTTTAGCGTATTTGCTGGCTGCGGTTATGTCCCAGATTTGAACAAAGTCTTTGTCGTCTGCTTTTCTAATGCCTCGCCCAATCGATTGTATAACTCTGACAAAGCTCTTTCCGGGTTCCAAAAGAACCAGATTAAAAATCCTAGGGATATTAATACCCACAGCGGCCACACCAAAAGTCGCCACAATAATCTTATTATTAGCAGTTCTAATCTCATCATACTCTTCTTTCCTGTCTTTAGTTTTAACTTCACCCGACACAAACACCGCCTCTGGTATTTGTTCAATAATAAATTTACCCGAGTCAATTCTATTAACCAATACCAGGGTGTTTCCTGATGCTGCAATATTACGAATCATGTTGCTGATATGTGTCATTCTAGTTTGATCAGTAACAAGATATTTTAGTTCTTCTGCATAACTTCCAAATTCTTTCCATTCTGCAGTTTGTACAACATTAACGTGACAGTTACTTAATACACCGCGAGCCTGTAATTCATGTGCAGATATGTGATGAATAACATCGCCTAAACTTGCCCTTAATGCTTGATACTCATGATCCGCTTTTGGTACGGTTCCTGTCAACCCCCAACGTATAGGTGCATTGGCAAGATTTTGTGTTAGTAACTTTTTCAACACATCGGCTTTGGCCATATGTACCTCGTCAACAATCACAGTACTTACACCATCTAAGAATTCTGCCAAAGTTAATAACTCGTCATTATCCTGTGATTTTTTGTCTAAAATATTTAAACTTTGCCAGGTGCAAATAGTGTGTGTTTTGTTGAGATTTTTTCTATCTCCGTAGTACACACCAACATCTAATCTGCAATTAATAAAGTCTTCTTCAGTTTGTTCCACTAGACTTTTGTTAGGAACAATGATTATTGTTCGACCGTATTTTTCACAAATTTTACTCAGAGTTGCAGTGATGATTGTCTTACCTGCACCAGTAGCAACTTCTTGCAAACTCTGCGGATTATTTAAGAAATTATTAACAACCTCGCATTGATAGTCACGCATACGGATAGGTTGACCTTCCATAACGTGTCCTTTGGGCCAGCATAAATCTCCCCAAAAATCCTCAGAAATTTGAGAAAATTCTAGAGCACCACTATTCCTAAGATCTTCAACTTCGATGTAGTAATTCTTACTTTCGAGATATTCCAACACCTGGCCGAGCATACTTAGATAGGTAGATCCTCCAAGACCAAAAAAACTGATACTGCCATCCCATCGCCCTAATTTAAAGCTGGGTCTGAAGCGGGCAGTTGGGTCCTCGTACTTGAATTTTTTGACCAAAGCCTTACGAGTGTCGAGATCTAAATTATCAATCTTAACATTTACTTCATCTTTAATAATAACTTTACAGGTGCTCAAGGTAGTAGGCTCTTTTGTTTTTTATCTGATAACACATTAATAACATTATGCTTGTTTTTCATAAAATTAGCAAGAGTATAGTGGATATTATAAAAATTAAAGTTCAACACACAATTAAATTTTAGTTCTGACTCGAACAACGGCTTGGGAAGTTTTCCACTAAGGACTACTACCTTAGTTGTCTCAGAGACAGGTGAATTTAATTTTTCTTCTTTGACAAATTTGTTAAAATCACTACCATTTTCGTTGGGTAAACGAAATAATACACTGATTTCGTGATTTTTAATACCCACCTCCTTTAACAATTCCAATGCCTGTTGCATTTTGCTTAATTCATTGCCACCGGGTATGGCAACAATGCAAGGCAACAGATTCTTCACAATTGGTGCTAACTCTAAAATTGAGTTTTCTTCCAAATTTATGGAAAAATTCTCATTAGGGGCAGATTTTATGAAATCTTTAGTGGTGTCTGATATGTTGTATATAGACAACGATTCGTCAACTGATTGATCCCATGTAGTAACGCCTACTTGTCTAGATTCAAACAATGCTTGGAGAAGATCAGTACTTGTAGGTTGGGGAACATGAGCAGGAATATTGACAATTTTAGGAATTCCTTGCTCGATAGTCAACATAGGAACATATTTTTCAACATTGTTGATAATTTCATATGTTTGCTCCATATACCCTTTAAATTCATCATCAGTAGTGAATCCTTTAGACATAACATATCCACTGAAATATTCAATGGTAGCACCTTCTAATGAAAAAACCCAGGCTTTTTCAGTTGGATTCCATTCTGCTGATATAAATTTCTGTTTATTAGCTTTAATCTCAGTAACCAATTTTTCATCATAGGGAAATTTTACCAAAATGGATTTAGACTTATTTGAATTGACAATTACAGATATATGTTTCACTAAACTAATGGTTCTGATATTATATTTGAATTGAGGATTGTCTAATAATATAGTTATATCCTTACCAAGATGTACATTAATCTGTTGTTTGTATGCTTTTGAGATTTTAAGCATTATTGTGGCTTGTTTTTCTGTAAAGCCCAAACTTTTGTGATTTATTTGCTCATAGAAACTCTGAACCAACGTTGTATCATAACGATTGGTCTTAACAGCAAACATCAATGGGTGGAGTAGATCTTCAATATACATGATACATTATTATACTACAAAATAAGAAAGGACGCAAGTCCTTTCTGTGTCAAATAACAACGTCTTCCATGCCCGCTGTTCGGAGTTTTATAATATTACTTAGTTGCCATTGTTTGATATCTAATCCTTTGATAATACCCAGCCATTGATTGCGTAATAGTGCAAACTCATTAATGATCTTTTCCATATCAACCACATCTGCCTCACCTTCTACGTACTTTTCAACATCTCTACTGCTGAGAGCACGTTGATAATTTTCCAAATATTTCTTAAAAGTTTTGGAACGTAAGCGGCGTAGTTCAATGTTTAGATATTCTAAGATACCTTCAATTTCTTGAAGTTGGTTAAATCGATGAGCAACAATACCAGGCAAAGCAGCAGAGGATTTTTCCACGTTTCCGTGGATTTTAACCTCTGCTCTTGCTGCGTCTAATTCAAGGTAATAGTAATCAATACAGCCTGGCAAGTGAGCAATATCTTTGCTTACTTTGCTGTACCAATTCACAATTACTCCTCGTCTTCGTCGTAGATATTGTCTTCGTCGATCTCGTTTTCATCATTGAATTCATCTACAATAAGTTGTATTGCAGAATCAAGATGGGAGTCAAATCCCATAACTGATTCAAGTACTGACAACTCAACATCTTGCCCAATTAAAAAATCTACAAAATGGGTTGCTGCTGTTTCACGATTCTTTTCAGGGACATAATCCTTAAAAGTGTCCCATACACCAATAATTAAATCTTCTTCCATTTTATGCTTCCTCTGTTTCTGCTGCCTCTACAGGCATAATAATACTATCATCCCATTCAGCCATAATTACGGTCAAACCGTCCTTGTCATTGCCATTCCATGCTTTACGGAATTGTTTGATAATCTCGCCATCTTTGGTTGTATAAACAAGACTATTGCCTTCTTTCTTCAACTTACCCCGAGCCTCAAACAAATCAACTAAACCACTAAATGGGCTCATACCTGTTGAGTATGGAATCTCAACTTGTACTGCTTCAAAGGGTTTAGAATAACGAGTTTTCATAATCTTACAGGCCGAACGAATACCGTTTACAGTGGTAGTTTTATTACCATCTTCATCAGTTTTCAATTTTAATTTACGCATAGCAACCACAATAGAACTAGCGTAGATAAAGCCTTGACCACCTGAAATTTTGTCATCTGGATCAAACATGTCCTGACTTGCGTATGTGTGATTTGTACAAACCATACCAACATTCCACGAGCCAAACATATTAACACAGTTGCGAACAAGACTTGTAAGTGCCTTAGGCTTACGGCCCATATCACCTTTCATCTCACCTGCTTCAAACTGATTAACGTCAGTTGGAGTTAGCAACATACCTAAACTATCAATGACAAATAAAATCTTAGGACGACTTTCTTCGGGCATTAATTTATATTCTTTCATGAATTCAGATATGGTTTTTGCCACATCGTCAATCATAGCCATATTGAGTTTAAGTAGTTTATCCTCACTGGTATCAACACCCAAATCCAACAACCACTTTTCATCAAGAGCGTTTTCGCTATCAACTAAGATAACAAAAATGCCTTGTTCTTGTGCGTGTCGGATGATGTTGCCAGAGCAAATATAACTCTTTCCTGCACCACTTTCACCGGCAAATACTGTAACTTTACCAAGAGGGACTCCCCTAAAGAAGTCCCCAGAGATAAGATAGTTAAGAGCATAGTTACCAGTTGAGATCCAATCTGTTGGATCGTTAAAGCCAATACCAAGACCGTCAATGGACTTAGTAATTGACTTTCTAAACTTACTTATGTCAAACGCTTTGCCCATCTGTTACTCCTTAGTTTGTGGCTGCGTTACGATTACGAATCATTGCAATAATATCTGCGGCACGTGATCCTGCTTCGTTTTTTGGTGCTTCTTCTGCAACCACTTTAGCGGGTGTTGCTGCCGCAGGTTCAAAAGGGATGTCATCTTCCTCAATTTTTGCTGCTGGTTTTGCTGCTATAGAACCAGTTGCTGATCCACTACCACCAAAGCCTGCTGGCTTAAAGTATTGACCCCAACGATCGCCATCATATGCTTCACCATCAACTGATGCTGCAAACATTTCTGCGATAACTTTGAGTTCAACTTCACCTGGTTTCTTAGGTAGGAAGCTCTTTAAATCAAACAAATTATATTGTTTAATTGCTGCTTGTTCTGCTTCAGCAAGAGCACGTTCACGACGAGCCCAAGTGCTAGTAGAATAATCAGCATAACCACCTTTGCTAGTTTTAGCAATCTTGAAGTCGAGACCACGAACATAGTCAGTTGGTAGTTCTTCAATCTCGGCATCCATCAATGCGTTCTTAACAATGTTAAAAATTTGTGATCCGATGATGAAACGACGGATTGGATTCTCAGGTGTCTTACCATCTTCTACCAGTTTGCTGTCAGTGACAAAACCTTGGAACAAATAAGATTTCTTTTTCCAGTACTTACGACCCATATCTTCCAAAGATTTATCTTTAAACCATGGACGGACTTCAGTTAAAACTGGACAAGTCTCGCCCCACATTTCCATACAAGGAACTTGTACAGTAACGGGTTTGGAATTTGTTTCACCTTTAATACCGGCGAAGGGCAATTTGATCATTGCACGTTCAATCCAGAAAAAAGTGTTGTTTGGGTCTTGGTCGGGTAAGAATCGAACTGTGGTAGTTGATCCTTCTGGCATATTCCAATGAGGGAATATTCCGTTGTCTCCACCGCCTGCGTTGCCACCGCCTTGTTGAGAACTTGCTTGAAGTTTTGCGCGAATTTCTGCTAATGTTGCCATAATGTTTTGCCTTTATAAAATGTATTATGCCGCTTTCTTAAAGCCAACTGACTAAAAGAAAAATGTGTGCATACGATTAAGTATACACACATCTATTTATCATCTCAACCTATATGGTTGATATTTTTGATTATTATTTGCCAATTATTTTTTTCTAATGCCTGCTAATCTCTGTAGTGCGGATTTACCAACATCATGTGCTCTATCTGTTGCAGCCGCGATAGGATCTGTTTTCCAATCTGTTGGAGGAGGATTTTCTTTTGGAATTGCCTTACTAGGTTGGCTGTCCATACCATGTGTTCTAAAATCTTTTTTAGAATCTTCCATTTTGGGTGGTCCAATGCCTTCTACTTTCTGTTTAATTCTGCCTAAGATTTCTTTCAAACTATCAACACTTAACCCGTCACCATGGTCAACTGGACTATGTTTTTGCATTTTTCCATGTTTTTGTTGCCATTCTTGTGTAAGTTTGTTGATGAATGCTTCTGCCATTTCGTAGGCTTGTTCGCCTGCTTTCTCGCCAAACTTCTCACTAATTTGCTTTTTGCAATCCAATGCAATGTTTTCTTCTGCACGGAATGGTCCAACGCTTTCATTGTCTGCGTTATAAAAACTCTTAACAATTTTAGCTACTTCTTGTACCATACTGCTCTTACCTTCTGCCACTGGTTGTTCAGGAGCAGGAGGTGCTGCTGGTGCTGGAGGTGTTTCTGGAGCAGGTGCTGGTTCTTCAGCACCTGTCATGCCTAAAGATGCTAATAGATCAGGGTTGTTATCTGTTGCCCATGCTTGAAATAATTGAAGAGGAGTTGCTCGAATTTCTTCATTGCGTCCTTCTTCGTCCTGTAATGCCTGAGTTAATTCTTCAAAATTTGGTAATTCTGTTAAGCCTTTTTCAGGATCGTTAAAGAAATCATTTGCTATTTCTGCGTCTAATTGTGGTCCTTGTGGTCCCTGTGGTAATGCTTCAATTGCTGTTTTTAAATTATCAAGTTGGTAGTCTGTAAGTGTGCCTTTTTCTGTTGATTCGGCCCATTCTTCAAATTTTTCAAACCCTTCTTTTGGAATTGCCTGTCTTGCTAAATGTCTTGCTCTAGAATGGCCGCCATGTTCTGCCCCATCAGATCCCGTTGTATTGTTAGATTTGTTGTCTGGTTCAAATGGTGGGTCGTTTTTAGCAGGTAAGTTTTGAGCAGCTCTAGGGCCTCCTGCGGCTTTTAAACGATCAAGAGCTGTGGCTTCATCTATATCTTGCTCTGATACATATTCTTCAAGGTCAACGGTATTAGTTTCACGCATGATACTATGTAATAGTGGAAAGAATCCAACTAGTTCTTCTTGGAAATTTGTTTGTGTAAATTTACTCTTATAATCTTCTAATGTTACTGCATCAAGTACCATTTCGTCTGTGTTATCGCCCATACCTGACATTTCAAAATCTTCTCTCCATGCTTGATAGTGATGTCGTTTTCCTAATGCTGCTACCTTTGCTTTAAGTTCGTTCATGTGGCCTATGGCACGTTCCGCAATCCCATGTGCATCGGAATTTATGTGACTACGTTGTATATGTCGTTGGAATTCTCCCAACTTTGAAATATCCTCACTCATTTTAATAATTGCTTTGCCTGCTGGATCATGTGGAACGCCGCCGTGATCTACGTGTTGTGCCATGGCAAATGCACCTGCGGTATGAATGAACGGATATTTAAAACGTTCTCCTTCATGATTTTGAATAAAGATCGCCTTAATATTTTGACGTTGACTACGGGCGCCCGGATATGTTTCTGCTACTTTGTTTGCGTGACGTACGATAACTTCTGTCTTACCTTGTACTGCAC